GATATGAAAATAATTGAAGAAAGATTTATGGCAATAGAAACTTCTGTCGAGTACATCAACAAAAGTATTGATAAAGGTATTAGTCCATCACTCAAAGTAATTGCTGAAACAGCTAACGAAACTAGTAGGGCTGTCGCAGCTTTGCAAGCAGAAATAGAGTACCTACAAAAAGATGTTGATACTCTTAAATCTTCTGGCTCAAATCCTTTAGCTAATTAGTACTTTTAATATTAGCATTTAAAGCATCAAGTTCTGCTTCAAGTTCATTATGAATATCAAGAATCTTTCTTCTTGCTTCTCGTATAACTGTTTCAATTATCTTTAGGTCTGAACCTTTAAATAATTTACTTGCGTCCTTAATAGGTAGTCCGCTAGTCTCGGTAACTAATCTCCCTTTAGTATCAAAAAGAATATGGAAGGATACTAGATTCGCTTCCGTTGCTTTCATTTTATATCTCCGTAAATGTTATTTTGTCTTGCTTTCCTCTTAACCCTGCCTTCATATAAGCTGTTGCTCGTCCTTCAAAGAAGTTCTGATGTTCAACACCCAATACTTCATCAAGCCAAGGCAAAGGATTCTCCCTTTGATCAAAGTTAGTTTTCAATCCAAGTTGTAGAAGTCTTCTATCTGCTATGTATCTGTTATACGCATACATATCTTTCTTGGTAAGTCCTTTCATGTCTCCAAACTCAAACACTAAGTCAAGAAACTTATCTTCTAACTCTACCATCTCTCTACATATCTGGTAAAGTTCTGCCTTAAAATCATCTGTCCATATCTCTATGTTCTCTTGTATGAATTCTCTAAAGAGTTTGGTCATAGCTTCAACATGTAATGATTCATCACGTATAGAATACGTAACTATTTGACCCATCCCTTTCATCTTTCCAAAGCGAGGAAAGTTTAATAGGATTGCAAAGCTACTAAAGAGTTGCAGTCCTTCTGTAAAGGCTGAGTAAACTGCTAATGTCTTTGCTATTTCTTTTTTATTTTTGCGTGTAGGTTTAAAGTCTTTAATGTAGTCGTGCTTGTTAGCCATCTCTTCATACTCAGAAAAAGCTTTGTATTCTATATCAGGCATACCAACTGTATCAAGCAGTAATGAATATGCATGTTGATGTATAGACTCCATGTTTGCAAAGGAACACATCATCATTCGTGCTTCAGGTTTCTTAAATATTCTCATATACTTATCTATGTAACCGGAAGCTACGTCTACATCTGATTGCGTAAACAATCTAAATATCTGTGTCAATAAATTTCTTTCTTCGCTTGACAGCTCTTGCCAGTCTTTAACATCTGTATGTAGGGGTACAGACTCAGGCAGCCAATGCATTTGGTTTTGCTCCACGTATTTTTCAAACATCCAAGGATGGTCAAAGGGTTTGTAGTAATCTCTCTTGCTTAATAAGCTCATTCTTTCTCCAATTCTTCAGCATACTTTTCTAGTAGCCATTTGTTAAATTTAATTTTGTATTCTTTTTCTGTGTATACTATACATAAAGGTGCTTTATTCTCATCACAATGGTCTAACCAGTGCCTACTACAGAACTGGCTAAAGTTTATATTATCCTTCACAACTCAAACATTCCACATCTTCAAGCCTGACTCGTTCTACTTTAACATTCACGTTTTCAGCATTACGAGCAGCATCCGATCTAAAATAATACAGTGATTTTAATTTTTTCATTGCGTACCAGTGTACATCATTTACATATTGTAAGTATTCATCATGCACAGCTTGAGACTCAGTAGCTTTAGGCATAGTAAAAAATAAATTAACACTTTGACTTTGACAAACATATGCTTGTCTCATGTGTGCGTGTTCAACTATATAAATTTGGTTAATCTCATTAGCTGTTTTAAATATTTCTTTCTCCTCGTCTGTTAGAACATCTATTCCTTGAGCTGACCCATTAGCAATGGTTATATCCTTCCAAATCTTTTCTCTCTCTTCTACATTTAATCCTTTCTTCTTAAGAACTTTATCCAAGTACTTGTTTTTAACTTGGTACGAACCTGATAAAGTCTTGTGCGTATAAGAATTAGCACGATATGGTTCAATACTAGGGGAAGTACCGCCACATATAATAGAGCTACTGGCATTAGGAGCAATAGCCAAGAGATGAGCGTTACGATGATTGCTACCGTGTACATCAGGAGCTTCCCCACGTTCATTAGCAAGTCTTTTAGTCGCTGCCACAGCCTGTTCTTTAAGATGGGAGAACGCGACATTATTAATACTAGTAGATCGTAACCCTTGAAAAGGTAGTCCTTTACTTTGGAGTAGAGCATGAAAGCCCATCGCTCCAAGACCCACCGACCTTTCTCTATACGCTGAATAAGCAGCTTTAAGTAATCCTTCTTTTTCTTTTTTAACATATTTTTTAAACCTCTCAAAATTTGCACTATACCCACCTAGTCTACTGGTGTCTATAATATCTTCTATAAAATGCTCTAACACATTGTCAAGCATCGTAATTAGATCATCAATAAACTGATCATCTTTCTTCCACTTATCAAAGTGTTCTAAATTTACACTTGATAAACAACATACTGCTGTCCTTTCTTCATTAGTAGGTAACACTATCTCTGAACATAAGTTACTTTGATTTATTTTTAAACCTAAATCTTTCTGTCCTTGTGGTAAGTGTTCATTGCAGGTGTCAATGTTTATCATGTAAGGCTCACCTGTCTCTGCCCTTGCATTCAACATCTGCCACCATAAATCTCTAGCACTAACTATCTTAACGGCTTCATTAGTTTTAGGATCAATCAATCTCCAATCTGTATCCTCTTGAACTGCTTTTAAAAACTCGTTAGTTATATTAACAGCGTTATGAATATTAAGATTCTTTCTGTTTATATCTCCACCTGATTCTTTACGCATGTTAATAAACTCTTCAATCTCTGGATGAGATATGTTTGAGTAAGCTGCATAGCTGCCTCGTCTAGTCACGCCTTGATTGAAGGCTAACATCTCTGCGTCTACTACATGCATGAATGGGATTGAACCAGTAGAACGACTATAGTTAGAAGTATCAATACCATTGCTTCTAACATCTCCCCAATATCCACCGATGCCTCCACCTGAACTTGCGAGCCAAATGTTTTCATCATAGTGATCAGATAACCCCCTCCTACTATCAGGTACGTAATTGAGAAAGCAGCTAATAGGTAAGCCACGAGTCGTTCCTCCGTTAGAAAGTATAGGGGTACTAAACATAAACCAACAATCGGAACTGTATTGATAAAGCCTTTGGGCAAGATCAAAATCAGTTTCTCCTTTATACGTTGCACCAAAGACTGATGCTCTTGCGAATGCTTCTTGTGCATGTGTTTCTTCCTCCCAAAAATATCTATCCTTTAATGTATCTAAACTAAACTTGTCTAGTTTCTTTTCCTTGTCATAGTCTATAACAATTCCTAAGTATGGTTTCTTTCCTACTTTATCCTCAACCATTAATCTTCTCCTAAATGATAGTCTGTATCTTCTAAAGCTATGGCTATAATTGCATAGTGTATTATTTTAAGTAAGTCTAATTCAGCATCACCACCTTCTTTCTTACCACAACGAACTGCATACTTCATTATGTTACCCATACAAAATCCTTTACCGTGTCCTGCATCAACAATCATGTCTGTTGCTTGATACTTACCTTGTGCGTAATGTCTATCATATGTTCCTTCAACATATCTCTGTACTTGTTGTATAATAATATCTTCGTTAAATTTATATTCCATATTTATTCTATCCATTGTTTAGGTAAGTCAAATTCACTGTACCATTTAAAATTATTTTTCTCTGCCCATTCTGCATGGGTACGTTTACTACCATCTTTTCTTTTCTTGGCAGCAGGCATAGGTGCTAAAGGTTTTGCAAAGATGAACACAAGTTCTTGATTCTTTTTTAAATTCTTACGTACCCATATATATTTACTGTACTCTGCGTAATCCCAGAACCTACCCTTTGCTTCAATTAAATATTCTATATTATTAAATACTTTTCTAAAGTCAGGTTCATAAGTGTGCTCAACTGTGTAAGCTATTGTGTCTCCGTGGTGTGACCATTCTTTTAATTGATTCGTGTGTAATTTATATTCCCAATTAGAATCATAACCTTTAGGTAAATCTTTTTCTGTTGGTCTAACCTTACGAGGCTTGCGAAATCCTTTCTTCATTAGTGTATTATCTCATTATTATACATTCCTGTCAACCTAAAATTACATTCTTCATCAAGTAATTCTAAAAGCTTTATCATTACTTCATCTTCAATTTTATCTAATGAGCTACCTGCAAAAATATAACTACCTACAACCATAATTAGTTCGGATAGTTCTATAGTGTTAAGATCATATTTAGGATTATCTCCCATGCTCTAGCTCTTGTACTTTAATTGTCTGAAAGTCTTGTCTACCCTTACGAATAAGTTTCTTAATACCTTTAATAAACCAACGTAAAGTGTACGCAGAAATATGTAACTGTTGATTAGCATAGATATGAGTTTGGTCAGGGATATAAGTGTGTACGTTTTCAACTGTAACTTTATCTTTCTCTTCGTCAGGTACTATACTACGTAACCACTCAACCATTAAGTGCTTTGCGTGTTTTCTTATTTTCTTTTCTTGCTTTGAATTCATTTGTTATCTCCTCTACTTTAGGTTCTTTAACTACTTGTGTTAGATATGAAAGACCATTAGCATATTTAAATACTCGAAGACCTTTTCCGTTGTTGGTATCTTTGTGACACTCAACCTTATGTCTACAAAAGAAACATCCTCTGGCAAGTTTCATGTTGCCCGACTTACCATCAGGGATGGGAGTGTAACAGATTTCAGGTGGTGTGTCCACCTTTAAAGACTTTTTTACTTTACTTATTTTACTCTCTATATTAGGTTTGTCAAGTTCTTCTGGAATATAAAGTGCAAGTTCTCCACTCTCTTTGTTCATTGCTAGGAAGCCACCTTCAGATGTGCCGTGTCCTGCTTCGTACCCTGCAAGTTGTGCAAGGTATCCAAAGGTATCGTCCTCTGCTAATGTTCCATCTCTAAATTTCTTGAAGGCGAATCCTGATGCAGTCTTAACATCAATAACTTCACCATCAATTACACAGTCCATGTGTCCTTCAACACCTTTAACTTTGACGTTCTTCTGTTCATCCGTTACTTCATGTCCTGCAAGTCTTACAAGAAGAAGTACAACCTCTTCAAGTAGGTGTCCGTAAAGAAACTTTATAAAGGTAGAAGGGGTTATTGAATTACTTTCATCTGGATACTTCATGTCGTACCATAACTGTCTGTTAGGTTTGCCTATGTTAGACATGCGTAGTGTACCTGTTGATCGTTCAGTAGGTGTAGACCAATGGCGAAGAGCTTCTTTCATGTCCTCGCCAAACTTATCTATGACTTTATCAGATAGGTCAAGTGATTCACCCTTGCCAAGTACGGATAGTTTAGAGTAGATGTCTTCTACTAGTGTGTTTAGTTTTTTAGTTGTCATAAGTTTCTCCTATTATATATAATTATCACTGGAATAAACCTTTATGCTTCCTCCCTTTTTACGGGCTGTATTTTTTATATTGGTCTGGTTCTCTGATGAGGATACCCACATTAAATTATGTATAGCATAGTCTAGTTTGTCCTCGTTCATATGATCCACGTTGTATTGTAGAGCAGGTGTATTGTTCTTAACAAATGCCATACCAAAAACTCGGTGGGCATACACTGTCATCTGTTGACCCTTATTCCGTACTAGAGTAAAACATGGATAAACAGACCTACTGAAAGAAGTGTTTATTATTCTGTCGCTATAAGTATCTAGTATGTAAGGAAAGTCTTCCCGTCCTTTGTAAGCAGGAAGCCTATGTGTTGCTCCAGTTTTATATGCAATATACCTACCTTTAGGAAGGGATGTTAAAAATTCTGATGTACGATTTAAATCTTTTACCCTCTGCCCTGCATCCCCAAAGAAGATAGCACCCTCTGAAAGGTCTACTGTGTCTTCTGGATTAATCTCTCTTTTAATTTCAAACCCTTTTAACTTTAATTGTTTCAATGTGTTTCACTCCAGTTGTCTCCTACTTTGTATTGACCATCCATCGGACAGCGAAGGTTATAATGTTCTCCTGCTTTGATAATACATTCAACAGCTAGTGCTCCTACATTCTCTGCTATATCTTCTCTTACTTCCATCTGCCATTCGTCATGTATGTTCGCAACAAACTTAGCATCGAAGGTGTTTAAACGTATTAAAGAATCTAACATAGCTAACCCACGCTTCATAACTATAGCACCTCCACCTTGCAATAACGTGTTGAGAGCAGCGTGCTGTGTGCGTATCAATAGCTTACGTCCGTCTATTCCCTTGAGCCAGTGCTTGCCTGACGCTCTTTGTACTCTATCTCGAAGAGTTTTAAATGATGGGTTATTATTAAGAAATTGTCGTCTAAGTCGTTTACCACTTTCCCTATTTCCTCCAACCACACTCCCAAGCTTTGCATCTCCTGCTCCGTAGATGAGTGCATAGATGAATGTCTTTGCCTGATCTCTTGATTCAAGTCCTGCAGCTTTTTGATTAGCGGTGTGTATGTCTCCATTAATGATTTCATTTATGTACTCCTCGTTTTGCATGTAGTGTGCAAGCATTCGCAGTTCTAAACCACTCGCGTCTATACCCACTAATTTATATCCGTCCTTAACTATCCAACAAGACCTACACTCTTGACCGTAAGGGCTATGAATGTTAGGAACTTGAGCCATGTTAGGACTCCTGTGTGCCATCCTACCTGTGATAGTGCCATTGGGTATGACAAACCCATGCACTCTACCGTCCTCGTCCATTGCTTTAATCCAAGAATCAACTTGAGCAATGCGTTTCTGATACAGAAAATACTTAGCAATAAGTTTTGCTTGTGGTATCTTATCTATCTTACCTAATGTAGTCTCGTCTACTATAGGCTGACCAGTAGGAGTAAACCTTTTAGGCTTCCAACCGAACTCCATTAAGTATTCGCCTACTTGTTTTCTTGAACCAAGATTAAAGTCTTGAAGTTTCCTGCGAA